CTTGGTTTTCCAGCAGGACAGCGGTTACTGCTCTTCTGTGGGAATCTTTGATAGGATCAAGACCCTCATAGTCGAGGAGTGGACTCCACTTTTCCTGCAGATGCTCTGATTGAAACATTTGCTTTTACCTTTTAGTTAGTGACTTGTTTGAATGAATGTTAAATTCACTTTTTGAACGCACCCAAAGTTCTGAGATATGCATCCATGCTACCAGTAACAGGAGCAGGAGTTGAATCAACTCCCTCAGAAAGGGTTTGTGGTGCTTCAGACTTAGTAGTAGAAGTTCTGGAGAAATATGATTCCTTCAGAGTCTCCAACTTCTCACGATATTCTTCTTCACTTTCAAACTCAACACTTTCGGCAAGTGAAGCGAGCTTCTCTTTCTGAGTGATCGCAAGACCTTCAGAAACCTGATCTAAGATTCCATCAGCAACTGACTCTGCCAGACGCTTATTGAGGGAAATATTTTTGTCAATTTGCTCGTTGAGTTTTGTCTCCATATCATCAAGTTTTTCTACCATGCTCTCAAGTACATCGTATTTATCTTCAGGGATTGTTACATAATGTTCTTCAAAAAGACCCTTCATTCCTGAAAGGAATGATTCGGTCATCTCAGTTTTAAGACCATGTTCGATTGCCAACTCATTCTCGGTCATCCACTCTTCGCAGACATACTCAAGATATGAGTCAACTCTTTCAATAAGAGATTCTTTCATCTCTTCTTTAGCTTCTTCCAGTTGTTGTTCGTACTGGATTTCCAGGGTTTCCTGGATTTCTTTGATTTTTGAGGTTAACGCAGCTTCAAAGATGACTCTTGCTTTTTCTTTGAATTCTTCAGAAAGTTCTTCACCACCAAGAAGAGCATTGACATCCTCTTCAATATCAATACCTTCTTCTAATTCATCTTCTTCGACAATCTCTTCCTCTTCAAGAACTTCCTCTTCCTGAGATTCGATTTCTTCCTTAGCCATTTTCTTCATTGGATCTGCAGCTTTAGCATTCTTATTCACAACATCTTTAACTGTTGCAATTTTAGGCTCTCTAAGTTTAGCAGAATCATTATCAGGTTTATAGTTCTCAGGTGTAGGACCTCCCAAATCTTCATAGGAAGTTGAAAGTCCCTCTCCAGGATTGGAAAGATGCTGCATTGGCTCAGCAGATTTTGCGTTCGCGTTCACAGCAGTTTTAGATTGCTCCATTTCTTGTAAATCTCCACGAGACATTTGAAAGTACTCCGATTAACCTTTTTTAATCTATATTTATTTATAAATTGTGTAATTTAATATAATTAAAATCTATTTAAAGATTATTTAAAAAGTCATTGAATAGGTTGAGTTTTTGCTCATCAAGTTGCTTTTTAGTAACCAGTGTGTTAATAGTCTTATAAGTTTTGGCTGCTTTTTGTTCTCTTAAAATGCCACCATCCCAAATCCATTCTTTTCCTTCCATGATACCTTCAACAAAAGCATCTGGAGCGGAAGGATCAGCAACGATGTCAGCAGCAGTTGACAACATAAAGTCTGGACCAACAATATTAATCCCATCTCTTGATGGTCTCAATGATCCAATTCCTCTTGAAGAAACACCTAATTTTACACCTTCATTGATTAAGGACTCTGCAATTTTTCCCATTGGAGTGGAAAGAATTTTCGCCTTTCCAATAAAATTATTACCACTTTCTTTAAGTGATACAATTTTATGACTTACACGATCAAGATTGACCGTAGGTCCATCAGGATGACCCAGCTCTCCAAGAGCTCTTCCAGAAACAATATGATTTTCATTATATCTTTGAACCTCTTTTCTTAGAGTATCCATTTCATATAATCTATTATTTCTGTTACATACATTTCCTTGAAGGAAAATACCTTCAATATATAAAGATTTTTTACCGTTTCTTTCTTCAACGATAAAATCAACTGTTTCGATTTCTTCTCTAATGAGTTTCATGTTTTTCTTAGGAATCTTGTACTTGTTGAATGTATGCTTTACCACTACCTGATTCGGATTTAACTGCTACCTTAAAAGATTTCCTTAATTCTGCATAAGGTCCAGTCAAAGTAGATGGATTTCCACTACTTGAATCATGGTCAATTACTGCTCTAGTATTGAAATAACCACTTCTATCTGAAGTTGTATTCACATCTATTACAATTTTATGTGTAAAATTATATGCTGATTGACCGTTTACAGTTAAAGATACTGCATCACCAACAGCAAATGGACAGCCAGTTCCCTCAGGAAAATCAACTATTGTTGTAGAACCAGTAGTGATACCTACTACTCTTTGAGATGCAATTGGACCAATTGTAATTGTCTCATTTTCACTAGTAGAAACATAATAATTTTCATTAGTTGCTACTGGATTAGTACCGATAGCAACATAAACCCCTACAGTTTCAGCAACTACTCTAATAGCATCAGATTGTTGTGCAATAGCAGAAGTTTGTGTTGACGATGTTCCTGTAATAATTACAGTGTTAATACCAACTGGTTTAAGAGCAGCCATTATTTTCAATAGTTCTATACTTCTTATTTATTATTCTTCGTAATCACCTTCAGTACTATCAACAAGTTCTTCTTCATCTTCATAGTTTACTGTACTTGCATCATCAAAAATTGATGCTGAAACTGTGGGTCTAATAGCTTCAATTCTTTCCGCACTTTTTGAGAAAAGAATATCTTTAATTTTATCACTAATTTGTGATGAAGACTCGTCTTTAACGAGTAAGTCCATAAGTTCGTCCATTTAATAAAATCATGTAACTACAAGAATATTTAGATTACACCACCTTCTGGAACTGATGGAGCTTCTGGATCTTTCGGTGATGATGGTGCAGTCATCGCATCAGGAGTACCAGTTTCTGGAGGAGCAAGTGGTTGTCCACCAGTTTCTGGAGGAATTTCTGCTGGTGCATTTGGATCAGGAATGATACCATTTTCAATTTCTTTTTCAATCAAATAGTCCTGTTCAATAATTTCTTCATCAGTTTGACGAAGAATATTTCTTCTTACATAATCTTGTGAGTAATACTTTCCAACATAAGGTTCAGCAAGTTGAGCAAGATTTAATCTTTCTGTAGTTAACTCAGCATTCTTAAGTTCTGCAAAATGATTATCATACAAGAAATCATATTGAATATGGTCTGCCATATACTCCCAGTCTTCAGGAGTTACAATATTCTTCAAGAGAAGTTGAGTTTTCAGCATATCATTAAACATTGCAGAAAATCTTTTTCTCATTCTTCCAACAAATTTGGAGAATTTAATTTCATCTCTCAAAATTTCAGATGATCTTCCTAATGAAAATCCTCCATCACCTTGTATTCTAGTTTCAGGAACATTTAAAGATCTATAAAGTTTCTTTTGGAAATAGTTAATATCTGTAATTTCTCCAAGATTTTGACCTCCAGGGAGTGTAGTAATCTCAGTACCACGACCACCCTCACGGCGAGGAAGCCAAAAATCTTCCATCATTGACATGAATTTTTTATCATCACGAATTTCACCAGTATTTGCATCATAAACAAGTTTATTACGATAACGCATCATAACATCACGAAGATATTGTTCTGCTTTAATTTTTGGTAGATTACCTACATCAATATAAAAAATTCTTCTTTCTGGTGCTCTTGATAGTCTATAAATGACAAGTGAATCCTCAATCATCATCAACTGATTGAGTGGTTTAATTGCTTTATGCAACCAAGAAAGAGTTAAACCTTTATTTCTATCTACAAGACCAGAAGTACAATATGTGATAGAATCACGGGTCATCGGAACCCCTTTATTTGTTGCTGTACTATATCCACCAGCTCCTTGACCTGGAGTATAGATAAAAAATTCTTCTATTTCTGGGAAATCATATGAAATATTATTATTATCACCAAAACTAATTTGGGAGGATTTTATACTATCCTTACCCGTTTTTTTCATTTTACGGACATATTTTATTTTTGCAGAATCAATATATCTAAGTTCTTGAATTCCATCATGAGGATTTTTTTGATCAATAACTTTATTGTAATAAATTCTACCATCAATATACCAATTTCTAAAGATTTCATGAGCCTTCTTATCAAAATCAAGAAGTTCAAGAATATATCTAAATTCTTCTCTTATTTTCTTTTTAATATTATCACTCGCATTCAAATTAGATAATTCAATTTGAACAGGAGTATCATTGGTATCAGATACAATAGCTTCATTTACGATATCTTCAATAGCACTATCACACTCAGGATAGAGTGACATAGTTCTATATCTTCTAATTAAATCAGTTTCATTTCGATATACACCCTCAATATCTACATAACTACCAAAAAAACCACTACTAACATAATGCTCCGACCCATCCTGGTTATTAGGAGGGATCGGAGACACTACGCTAGGTTGCGTTTTATCATTATCTTCAATTGAGAAACCAAATAATCTTGCCATTTCAATTATTACTAGAACTGTCCTTCTAGTTATTTATCAACGAATTTGAACTTCGTTTGCATTACCACCAGTAGATTCAAGAGAATCTCCAATAGTAAAGTACTGAACTTGAAAAGTTACATCAAATGTCTCATAATCATTAGTGGTATCATAATTAAGATCAATTGCTGAAATTTCAGTTGGGAAAATATCATAAAACTTATATGTTCTCAGTACTGCAGATTCACCACCTTCGTTTGTAGTAGCAAATCTTTCCGCACCTCTACCCAATTGTTGAACATAGGCATCGGTCATATACGATGATGGGTTAGTGACACCAGTAGCATCATCTAACTTACTAATAACATTTGCCCATCTTTCAAAAGCTGTTCTCAATTGGAAATCTTCATCATTAATAATAGTAACAGTCCAAGGATCAAATTCTCTATCACCAGCAACTTTTAAAGTTCTTCCTCTAAAAGGAACTGGAATTTCAGAAATACTTGACCTGGGAAGTTGAGCAGCCTTACACAGAAATTTAAAGGTTCCTGCTTCAGACTGTTCTCCATTTCCCCATGCATCAGTAATTGATGATGGAAATGATGGAATTGTTACTTCAAATAGATTGGGGCGGGCACCACCACCCGCCAGTCTTGATTTAAATTGTGAGAGAGTTTTTGTTTCTGCCATTGGTTGATCCTCCTAATTAATATTTAATAAAATTAAACAGTTCCAACTACTTCTTGGAAATCAACTCCAGTTCTAGTAGCAACGAAAGTCAGAGTGATAAAGTTGATAGACTTAGCTGGTTTCAGGAAGATATCAGCTCTAAACTCATTGTTATCAATAATGTCAGGTGTATTATTAGTTTCATCACAAATAACTATGAAATCATAGATACCTCTCTTAGCTTGTACATCTCTTAAATATGGTTCAACGATATTTACAAAGTTAGCTCTGGTCAGAGGATCGTTGAGTTCAAATAGTGTAGATGTAGCAGCATTTTCTAATGCTTGCTCAACAGTCAAGAACAATCTTCTAACATTGATTCTACCAAATGCTGATTCATATCCAAGACCAGTCTTATCTCCAAAGAGAATAATTCCAGATCCTTTATGATTGATGACAGAATTAATTCTTGCAGAATAAAGTTGATCTCTCATGTTCTTAGTTGGATTATATGCCATCTTAACGGCATTATTAAGAACACCTCTTTGAAGACCAGCTGGTGAGAACCAAGGATATGCAAAAATTGAAGTTCTAACACAAAGACCAGCTATATCTCCATTTGTAGGAATATATCTGAATGTGTTATTAAATCTATCAAAAGTATATTTGTAACCAGTATCAAATATTGCATAAGAAGATGATGATAATGCACTGTAGAAACCTAATACATTATCAGTTTGAGTATTTGCATTAGTAACACCAACAACATTTTCTCTATGTGGAGAAATAGTTGCCATACAATCTTTTCTTTGTTCTGCAATAGAAATCAAAAGATTTGCTTTTGCTTGCGATTGGTTTTCAATAGGAAGACCAGGACCCATCAAAAGATAATCAACAGCTATTTCATCTTTATTACTGAAAAGATTATATCCAGTAGAAAGATTTGAAAGGTCAGCTGCCATTCCACCATTAGCACTATAATCAACACCTCCAGTTAAGTTATAACTTACATTACCCAAAGATGAGAAACTAATGTCTTGTGACTTTTGACCCCAAAGACCTTCTGCTACTGTATAAGCAGTATAACTTGTAGAGAAACCAGATGCTACAGGAATTGTATTCCAATAAGTATCTTCTGCTTGTGAAGGATTGTATCCAGCAAACAGATAATTTGAATTCAATGCAATATAATCTTTATAATAAACTTTAGTTGGATTATCTGCATCAGCTGTTGCATCTAAAGCTTTAGAAAGGAAAGTAAACTTTTCAAGAATACTACCTTGTACTCCAGTAACATCACCAGTATCATCAACAACAACAACGTGCATAGCATCATTGTCACCGTTTCTCTGAAGAACGTACTGATTTGTTACAGGTCTTGGTGCAACTGATCTCCAATAAACTGTAGAATTTGTCAATCCAAGAGTTTGATCATCATACCAATCCTTTACTGCACCTGAAGTAAAGTTACCAGTTGCAACACCAGAATTGTTTGTAATATAAATTGCTTCACTTTCAGAGAAAGAAGCTGCATTATTATATTGCTGATAATTAATCTTTGTTTCTGTTCCAGCAATAGAAGTGAGTGACTGATAAGTAACAGCTGCACCAACAGTAACCGTCGTTGCTAATCCAGGAGATGCAAGAGTAACTGATGTTGAACCAAATCCTACAATTCTAATACTTCCATTATTTGGTGAAAGTAAATAATTTCCAGTCTCAATACCAGAGGTACTATTCACAAAAACAGTGACTCCAACACCAGAAGTAGATGATGTTGTAGTAAATCCA